CGGATCCTATAATGTCATCTTTCTTGACGAGTTCGCGTTCATCCCGAATCACATTGCTGATGACTTCTTTGCCTCTGTTTATCCTACTATCTCGTCTGGACAAAGTACTAAAGTAATTATTGTATCTACCCCTAGGGGTATGAATCATTTTTATCGTCTATGGCATGATGCTGAACGTGGTAAAAATGAATATTGTCCTACGGAAGTTCATTGGAGTGAAGTTCCTGGTAGAGATTCTGTTTGGAGAGAGCAAACTATTGCCAATACTTCCGAACAACAGTTTAAGGTTGAGTTTGAATGTGAGTTCTTAGGTTCGGTTAATACACTAATTGCTCCTAGTAAATTAAGAAATCTTGTATATGAAGAACCTCTCCTAAAAAATGCGGGTCTTGATATACATGAAAATGCAAAGGATGAACATAATTATATTATTACGGTAGACGTTGCCAGAGGATTAGGTAATGATTATTCCGCATTCGTTGTATTTGATATTACCGAGTTTCCATATAAGGTAGTTGCTAAGTATAGGAATAATGAAATTAAACCAATGTTATTCCCAAATATCATTCATGATGTAGCAAAGGGATATAATGAAGCATATTTGTTAATAGAAGTTAATGATATTGGAGATCAGGTAGCAAGTATTCTTCAATATGATCTTGAATATGAAAATGTTCTTATGTGTTCTATGAGAGGACGTAATGGGCAGATAGTTGGATCTGGATTTAGTGGTAAGAAATCTCAACTTGGTGTTAGAACAACGGCAGCAGTTAAGAAACTGGGATGTAGTAATCTAAAAACCTTAGTTGAGGATGATAAGATAACCACAGTGGACTATGACATCATTTCAGAATTAACAACTTTTTCACAAAAACATAATTCATTTGAGGCAGAAGAAGGATGTAATGATGATTTGGCAATGTGTTTAGTTATATTTGCTTGGCTATGTGCTCAGGATTATTTTAAGGAGATGACGGACAATGATGTTCGTAAAAGAATATATGAAGAACAGAGAAATCAAATCGAACAAGATATGGCACCATTTGGGTTTATTCAGACTGGATTAGAGACAGAAAGTTTTGTAGATTCGAATGGAGATAGGTGGCATACGGACGAATATGGGGATAGATCTTATATGTGGGACTACATGTAGACTACATGAAAATGGGTATTTTAATAAATAATTTCAGAATATCCTGAGAACCGGAGAGTAAAAAGATGCCACTAAATTTAGCATCTCCTGGAATTGTCGTTAAAGAAGTTGATTTAACTATTGGTAGGGTTGACACAGCATCCGAGAAGGTTGGTGCTATTGTCGGACCATTTACCAAAGGACCAGTTAATGTCCCAGTACTTGTTGAGAACGAACAAGATTTATTGGACAACTTTGGAGAACCACAACCCACAGATAAGCATTATGAGTATTGGATGACCGCTGCGTCGTTTCTTTCTTATGGTGGCCCACTAAGAGTCGTAAGAGCAAGTGATGACGACTTTAAAAATGGTTTTGCTGGAACAGCCGCTGGTGCTGCTACTAGTATATCAATTAACAGTGTAGATGATTATAATAATAAAGGTTATGATGAGAATATCATTACCGGAGTAGCAGTTGCTGCTAAGAACCCAGGATCTTGGTCAAATGGCATTAAAGTTGCTGTTATTGATGGTAAGGTAGATCAAACAATAATGGGAATAGATGCTGCTTCACCTGAAGGTGGTGCCGCAGTAGCAGTTGGTTACGGTGTAACTCAAGCAATTTCTTCTGTTCTTCCTGGTGCTGGATCAACATCACTACTTGATGGATACCTAAAAGGTATTGTTACCGAAGTTGATACTGGTAATAATAAGATAGGTGTTAAAGTACTATCTCATGTTAGTGCTGCTGGTGTTGAGACTGAAAAGGATTATCAACCATCTGGTGTGTATGCATTCTCTTCTACTGGTAGTGTTGCTATTCACACTAGTGGACAGGCAGTTTCATATGCATCAACAACATATACTTCGCAAGAAGATTGGTTTGATCAGCAATCAATTACATTAACTAATTCAATAGTTAATTGGAATCAAATTGCAGATCGTCCTGGTACTTCATCCTTTGCTGCTGCAAGAGGAGCAAGAAATGACGAAGTTCATGTTGTTGTTTATGATGATAAGGGACTTGTTACTGGAAATTCTGGTACACTCCTTGAAAAGCATACTTCACTATCCAAAGCAACTGATGCCGAATTCTCAGTAGGATCTCCTTCTTATTGGAGAAAATTCCTTGCAACGAATTCTGAATTCATCTTTGGTGGTACTAACCCTGGAACAATTGTAAATAGTGGTTATAGTTCTGGATTTACTCTTAACGCTGATAATGGTTGGGATCAAACAACAGATGATGGTCATGCAAATGGACTCGACTTTGGTGTAGTCGGAAATAACACCCTAACCCTTGCAGGTGGATTAGATTACGGTGGTGCAGTTGGAATCGGTGTTTCTGGTTCATTAACAACTACATTGGCTGGTCTATCTTCTGGATATGAACTATTTGAAGATAAGGATCAGTATCAAGCAGATTTCCTTCTTATGGGAGCTGCTAATCACACTAAGGAAACTGCACAAGCACTTGCTAATAAGTTAATTGCTGTTGCAGAACTTAGAAAGGATGCTATTGCATTCATCTCACCTTATAGGACTGCATTTATCAATGATACTTCTGCCGGAACAGGTACTATAGGTTCCGCATCAGATATTACTGATAATGTACTTTCATTCTATGCTCCTGTTACATCTTCTACTTACGCTGTATTCGATAGTGGATACAAGTACATGTATGATAGATTCTCAGATGTATTCCGTTATATCCCATTAAATGGAGATATCGCTGGTACATGTGCTAGAAATGATATTAACAACTTCCCCTGGTTCTCACCAGCAGGAACTGCAAGAGGTGGAATTCTGAATGCAGTGAAATTAGCATACAATCCTTCCCAGGTTCAAAGGGATAAGTTGTACTCTAATAGAGTTAATCCAATTATTTTCTCACCAGGTGGTGGAATTATCCTCTTCGGTGATAAGACAGGATATGCAAAAGCATCCGCATTCGATCGTATTAATGTTCGTAGATTGTTTATCTACCTCGAAAATGCAATCTCTGCTGCTGCAAGAGATCAGATGTTTGAATTCAACGATGAGATCACAAGGACAAACTTTGTGAATATTGTTGAACCATTCCTCCGTGATGTTCAAGCCAAGAGAGGTGTCTATGACTTCAGAGTTATTTGTGATGAGACAAATAACACCGCTGCTATTATAGATAACAATGAGTTTGTGGCTGACATCTTTGTTAAACCCGCAAGGTCGATTAACTTCATCGGTCTAACCTTCGTTGCCACCAGAACTGGTGTGTCATTCGAAGAGATAGTTGGTTCTGTTTAATTCTATCTCATACACATAAAGGTATAAAAAGCTATGGCAACTCAATTTAATAGGCCACCATTACGGAAGATTACTGATTTTAAAAGTAAGCTTACAGGTGGTGGTGCAAGACCGAATCTATTTGAGGTAGAACTTGCTTTTCCTGATTCGATTTCTATCGATAATGATGTTAAGGAGAAGTCAAGATTTTTGGTTAAGGCAGCAGCTCTTCCTGCTTCTAATATAACACCAATTGATGTTAATTTTAGAGGCAGAATCTTAAAGATTGCTGGTGATAGAACATTCGATACATGGACTGTTACTATTATCAATGACACTGATTTCGCAATTCGTTCTGCTTTTGAAAAGTGGATGAATGTTATCAACAGATTATCTGATGCAACAGGATTTAATGATCCTGCTGAATATCAAGAAGATGCTTATGTTCACCAATTAGATCGTGATGGATCTACTTTAAGGACATATAAGTTCTTTGATATTTTTCCAACTAACATTAGTCAGATGGATTTATCTTATGAAACAGTGGATACCGTCGAAGAATTTACAGTAGAACTACAAGTTCTTTACTGGGAATCACTTAAGGGAGTTGGTGCTAACGCAGGAGGCGAGAGCATTTCCTAATAAATAGTGCTATAATAGTAGGAAAACGTTTATACTATGCCTAAGCTTTTTGGATTCTCTATATCAGATAAGGAGAAAAAGTCACCTTCAGTTATATCCCCCGTACCTCAGTCTAATGAGGACGGGGTTGATAATTATATTTCTAGTGGTTTCTATGGTCAATATGTAGACATTGAAGGTGTTTATAGAACCGAATACGATTTAATGCGTCGGTATCGTGAGATGGCAATCCATCCCGAAGCTGATGCTGCAATTGAAGATGTTGTTAATGAAGCACTCGTTAGTGATCTATACGATTCACCAATTGAGATTGAACTTTCTAATGTTAATGCTAGTGATAAAGTAAAAGAAAAGATTAGGGAAGAATTTAAATCCATCAAAGAAATGATGGATTTTGATAAAAAAGCACACGAAATTTTTAGAAATTGGTATGTGGATGGACGTTTGTATTACATGAAAGTAATCGACGTTAAAAAACCATCAGATGGGATTAAAGAGATTAGATATATTAATCCCATGAAGATTAAATTTGTTAGACAGGAAAAGAAGAAAAAGAGAAATGATATTGTTATTGGATCTGGATCTAACACTCCTCAAAGTCCTTCTGATTTTAAGAGAGGTAGTTTAACTCCCGAAATAGACGAGTATTACGTATATACACCAAAACCAAATTTCCCAACAACAATGTTTGCTGCTGGTGGTGGTGGAGGAGATAAAGGTGCAATTAAAATTGCAAAGGATTCTATCTGTTATGTAACCTCTGGTTTGTTTGATAGGAATAAGGGAACTTGTCTTTCATATCTTCATAAAGCAATTAAGGCACTTAATCAGTTAAGAATGATTGAGGATAGTCTTGTTATTTACAGATTATCAAGAGCACCAGAACGTAGAATTTTCTATATTGATGTAGGCAATCTACCAAAAGTTAAGGCAGAACAATACCTTAAAGAGGTAATGAGTCGTTATCGTAATAAGTTAGTTTACGATGCATCCACAGGTGAAGTTAGGGATGACCGGAAATTTATGTCCATGATGGAAGATTTCTGGTTACCTAGAAGAGAAGGTGGTAGAGGGACTGAAATCACAACACTTCCAGGTGGACAAAATCTTGGAGAACTTGCTGACATCGAGTACTTCCAGAAGAAACTGTATAGAGCACTTAGCGTTCCAGAATCAAGAATTGCTAATGATGGTGGTTTTAATTTAGGACGTTCATCAGAAATTCTAAGAGATGAACTTAAGTTTGCTAAGTTTGTAGGTCGTTTGAGAAAAAGATTTGCAAATATGTTTAGTGATTTTTTAAGGACTCAATTGATTCTTAAAAATATTGTTACTCCAGAAGATTGGGAAACTATAAGTGATCATATTCAGTATGATTGGATTTATGATAATCAATTTGCAGAATTAAAAGAATCCGAATTAATAAATGAACGTTTAGGTACTCTTGCAACCATTGAACCTTATATTGGTAAGTATTATTCAGCCGAATACGTTCGTAAGAAGATTCTTCGTCAAACTGATTCTGAGATTATAGAAATTGATGAGCAGATAGAAAAAGAGATTGCAGATGGAACTATTCCAGATCCTGATATGATTGATCCTATGACAGGAGAATTGATGGCACCAGGAACGGAAGAAGATGCAATGAATCCATTAGGTGCAATGGAAGCACCACCATTAGATAGTGGCATCACTAACGGTCAAGTTAAAAAAGACACTAAATCGGCAGAGATATAAATATAGAGTATACGCTATATTTACAGTATAAATTTTTATGGAAAATAATGTTGTCGATTTGATTGCGATCAATAAAAAAGCGTCCGAAGTCTCAGATCAAATTAAAGATCATCTTTATGCTAAGGCTGCGGAAGGTATTGAAGCTATGCGTCCACAAATTGCATCTAGTATGTTCAGTGAGCCTAAAATTGAAGATGAACCCACTATAGAACCCGAACAGGGAGAAGAGGAAAATGTTAATTAAAGTATTAGCGGCTGAGGGAAATCTCTCCAGTGCTTCTAATGTTGGTACTGCTACTGTAGTAAGACTTTTTAATAATCATTCTGGAGCAATATTGATCACTAGAAAATTATCTAGTGGTGCAACTATTGGTAGTGTGACTGTTAATACTAAAGAAAGTGTTCTTTTAGAAAAAGATCCCACAGATACACTTACTGCTGCTTCAAATGGTGGTAGTGTTCTAGTTGCTAAGATAGCTTACGGAAATTAGGAAAATGAAACTTATTACAGAAGAAGTATCAAACGTTAAATTTATTACCGAAGGTAAAGGTCGTTCAAAAAGACTTTACATTGAGGGAACTTTTTTACAAGGTGATATAAAAAATCGTAATGGTAGAGTTTATCCAGTGAATACACTTGCTACAGAAGTTAGCAGGTATAATGAATCTTTCATTCAGAAAGGTCGTGCTCTTGGTGAGTTGGGACATCCAGATGGTCCAACTGTAAATCTTGATCGTGTTTCCCATAAGATCACTTCCCTCAAAAGAGAAGGAAATAATTTTGTTGGTAAGGCACAAATCCTTAATACTCCAATGGGTAAAATTGCATCTTCATTGATAGAAGAAGGTGTAGTTCTTGGAGTTTCTTCTCGTGGTGTGGGTTCACTTAGAGAAGATCGTGGTGTTAAATATGTTGGAGATGATTTTCAGTTAGCAACTGCTGCTGATATCGTTGCCGATCCTTCAGCTCCTGATGCATTTGTATCTGGAATTATGGAAGGAAAAGAGTGGATTTGGGAAGGTGGAATACTTCGTGAAGAATTAGCAGAGAAAACCCAGAAGCGTATCAATACGCTAGTAGATCAAAATAGACTTGAAGAACAGAAGTTGAATCTATTCAACGAATTTCTCTCAAATCTGTAAGTTCTATAAATAAATACAGATTATCACAGTCTAAAACACATGTCCGTTGGTAGCAAATTACAAGAAATGGAAAACATCGTAGAGAACGTGGTGACCAAAGGTGCTAAACCTGCGGAGCCAATGCAGAAACTAAGTACCGGAGGTACTCCCGCTACTTGGGAAGATCTAGGTGGTCCTACTCCAGAAAATTATAAATCCGATGATGATTCGGCGAAACTCAAAACACCTGGTCAAGCCCTTAAGCAAGTTAAGGATGTTGTAAACAAAGGTGCTGCGGGTGGAGATTCTGCTCCTAAGGAAGCAGTTTCTGATGAACTGGAAGATGGTCAAGAAGTAGTTGCCGAAGAGCCTGCTAAGGAAGAAGAAGTTGTATCCGAAGAGGAGACTTCAACTGAGGAAGTAGTTGCTGAAGAAGAAACTAAGGAAGAAGAAGTCGTTGCCGAAGAGCAAATTAATGTTGAAGAAGACATTAATGCGTTAATTGCTGGTGAAGAACTTTCTGAAGAGTTTCAAGAAAAGGCACGTACTATTTTCGAGACTGCTATCAAGGCAAAGGTTGCCGAACTTACTGAGCAAGTTAAAGTTTCCTATGAGGAAAAACTTGTTGAAGAAGTTAAGTCAATCAAAGAAGAATTGCAAGAACGTGTTGATTCGTACCTAGAGTACGTTGCTCAGGAGTGGTTGGAAGAAAACCGCCTTGCAGCAGAAGCCGGTCTTAAAACAGAAATGACTGAATCATTCCTTACTGGAATGAAAGGTCTATTTGAAGATCATTATGTAACTATCCCTGAAGAAAAATATGATGTACTTAATAGCATGGTAGATAAACTTGATGAAATGGAAGGAAAACTCAACGAGCAACTTGAAAAGAATGTTGCTCTTAATAGGAGATTAGCAGAGTCCGTCGCTGATGGAATCTTTGGTGAAGTCGCTGAGGGTCTTGCAGATACTCAGAGAGACAAACTTGCTTCTCTTGCCGAAAATGTTGAGTTTGAAAGTGAGACAGACTATCGTGAGAAATTAGCAACACTTAGGGAATCTTATTACCCTACTAATGCTAGTACTCAAAGAGACACTTCAGAGAATCTCTCAGAAGAAAATCAATCCAATGCACCCGTTCCAACGGCTTCAATGGCAAGATATCTCGATTCTTTGAGCAGAGTCGCTAAAAAGTGATTTTTAAATTATAAATTCAAACTACAATTTACATAGGTAAATAGAAATGCAAATGTTCAATCAGGAACATCTGCAGGAGAAGTGGGCACCTCTACTAGACTACGAAGGTCTTGATCCAATCAAAGACAATCATCGTAGAATGGTAACCGCCGTTCTCCTGGAGAATCAGGAAACAGCACTCCGCGAAGAGCGTTCTTTTCTTTCAGAAGCTGTTCCAACAAACAGCACAGCTACAGGTTCAAATGCTGGTTTTAGTGCAGACGCTGCTGACGCAGGTCCAACAGCCGGTTTTGACCCCGTTCTAATAAGCCTTATCCGTCGCTCAATGCCTAACTTGGTCGCATATGACCTAGCAGGTGTTCAGCCAATGAACGGACCTACTGGACTAATTTTCGCAATGCGCTCGCGCTATGAGAATCAGTCTGGAACAGAAGCACTATTCGACGAAGCAGATACTTCCTTCTCCGGTCAGGATGATGGTGGAAATCTTACTACCGGATGGACTGACGGCGCAGTTGGTTTAGGTACTACAGGTGGTACTGGACTCACAGGTGCTGGTAATCCAGGTGCTCTTAACCCACAGGGTTCACAGACTGCTACAACCTATCCTGTTGGTCAGGGTATGCGTACAGATTCTTCTGAGAACCTTGGTTCTGGTACTGGCGACCATTTCAACGAAATGGCATTCAGCATCGAGAAAGTAACCGTTACGGCGAAATCCCGTGCTCTGAAAGCTGAGTACTCACTAGAACTTGCTCAGGACCTTAAAGCAATTCACGGACTAAACGCCGAGGCTGAATTAGCAAATATTCTCTCCACAGAGATCCTTGCTGAAATCAACCGCGAAGTTATCCGTACAATCTATAAGGTTGCTGAATCCGGTGCTCAGGTTAACACTGCTACTGCTGGTGCTTTCGACCTCGACACAGACTCAAACGGCAGATGGTCGGTTGAGAAATTCAAGGGACTTATTTTCCAAATCGAGCGCGATGCCAACGCAATCGCACAAAGGACTCGTCGTGGAAAGGGCAACATGATCCTCTGCTCCGCAGACGTTGCTTCCGCCCTAACGATGGCTGGTGTTCTGGATTATACTCCTGCACTTAACGCTAATCTTAACGTTGATGACACAGGCAATACATTTGCTGGTGTACTTCAAGGTAAGTATCGCGTATACATCGACCCATATTCTGCAAATAGTTCTGCTAATCAGTACTACGTTGCTGGATACAAAGGTTCCTCACCTTATGATGCTGGACTCTTCTACTGCCCATACGTTCCTCTCCAGATGGTTCGTGCAGTTGGCGAGAACACCTTCCAACCAAAAATCGGGTTTAAGACTCGTTATGGTATGGTTGAAAACCCATTCTCACAAGGTACAACTCAGGGACTTGGTGTTCTTACACCTAACACTAACCGCTACTATCGTAGGGTTAAGGTTCAGAACCTTATGTAAGAAGTTTATATCTTCTTTACTTTACA